AGATCATGCAGCCACAGTCTTTCACACGTCAAGAGTACCTCGACATCACCAACACTGAGATTCGTCGTGCGTATTGCACACATGTTGGCTACAAGTTCGTCTTCGAATTGCTCGGTGCAGAGGAAATCGACATGTGGATCGACGAGAAGACCAATCTTATTTACAAGCTCTTCGCCTGCAAGTACGATCCGACCATCAAAATCCTGCAACAGCTCTCGCCCCCTCTCGCGGACGGAAGTCAGCCGGTCTATCTTGAGCCTGTCCATGAGGACCTTCGCACGGCCCAGGCTGCTCGTAAGTGGCAGGCAACTGAGTGGTCGCCGGAAGACTGCGAAGATAATCCTGAGCTCGAGTACCAGTACGAGGCTTAATTGTGTGGACAAGGGCTGCGCACGTGGCCCTTATTGACACTCGGAGGGACAGATGAAACGAATTGATCCACGGCCTAGTGCCATTCTTATCGAGATTTCCAGGCAATTGCGCCAACCAGCACATGGGCGTATACAGCCCAAGACAGACTTTATTGCGCGTCTTGGTGCTACTGTGCATGTGTCTGACTCTGTTGGTGTAGCCTTAGGACGCGTGATGGAGTATGACCATGATGAAGCGGGTTAGTTGCTATTGCACTGACGTCATGATCGAGGTCACAAAGCAGGTTAGGAATGAATTGCATTCACCAATACAGCCACGGACGCATGCAATTGCGCGTCTTGGTGTCATTGTCCATGTCATGGATACTGTTGGTGAGGTTCTAGTCGATATAATGAGGCATAAGTATGCTAAGGCTTAGTCTAAACCCATTGCAGACAGAGATTAATGTACCAATACTAACAACACTCATATTGCCGCCTAATATATACAGCAAAGTGCATGGCATATTTGGTGTTCTGTGCAATATTGGCCCAGCAGACAACGAGGAGCTCATAACAAATGCAGCGCTTGGCGAAGAAAACTGGCTCAATGCATAGTCTAACTACCCAACGAGTGACGCATTTCGTGGGTATTTGGACTGTCTATAACCAGAATAAAAGGGCAGATGTTACTAATAGGGTCTGGGGCTATACTTGGGACCGGGTCTGTAGCCTCAAATGGGATATCGATAATGAAAAGACTAGACAAGATTAGTGTCTCAGGTACTGCGTACTATGCTATGTCACAGGCTATTGACAACAAAATGCGCCCTTTCGCATGGGGTACTGTCTGGAACCAGGTACGTAGACAGCATAATGTAGATCTAGCTGTCAACAATGTAGTAAGAATTCAGGAGGCTAGCCGTGCCACAATGGTTTATTGAAGTCATGATTCTTGGTGGTGTGTTCATTGCCATCGCAATCGTATGTCATACTGCAGACAAAGGAGGGAAGCGGAGATGACTGTAAACTTGGCTTTTATAATCGGTATGATTACAGGTGGCGTGTGTACGATAATGGGCTTCATAGTCGGGCGTTGGAGTGTGCAAGATGACCAATGAAGAGGCTGCCCACCTTATTGCCAGGATAGCGACGGATGCTGACATCTGCCACCTGCTTAACAACCAAGCATCCGAAGCCCTCCGCATGGCCGAGGCCGCGCTGCGGGCGCAGGGGGAGTTGGCAGAGATCGGCCGTCTCATTGCCACGCAGAACAATCGCATCACCGACTCGCCGATCTTCATCGTCCAGCAGAAGCGGAAGTACGTGACCGACGACGGCTACAACGACTGCGAATACGAGTGGCACGAAACAGAGAGTGGCGAGTACGGCGGCCCGGAAGACGACGCCGAGCATGATCGACTCGAAGCGCACTTCGCTGAAACCAGAGAAGAGCCAGACGGATGGAAGCGGTTGCCTATGTTTCATGTTTGGGAGTTCGTGACCGCCTGCTTCACCGAGCAAGGCTGCAATGACTACATCGCGCGCAACGGCCACAACCTGCATGAGCCGCGCATCTACGCCGAGGGCAGCTACCGGAATGAAGAATTCCGCACGGTTCGCAAGTTCCTGATGTCGCTTGCCGCCCCGCACCCCCAAGGAGAAGAGCATGGACAAGGCTGAGCGCGAGAAGTTTGATCTGTGGTTCTCCGACTACTTCGCACAACACTGCGACGAAAGCGATGAGCGCCAGTACATCCTTCAGCTATGCCGTGATGGTTGGCGTGCGGCATTGCGTGCCCAACTCCCCGCGAGCCCGCCATCGGTCTCGGTCGATGAGGAATTGCTGGCGGCGTTAAGACAAGCAATCTGGCATTTGGGCGAGGATTCCGACAGGGCTGCCGTGCTTGCTGCTGGTGACGGGTGGCTGACTGACAGAGTGCTTTGCATTATTCAGATGCGTAAAGCCATCCAGCGAGCCGAGGCCAGCAAAGCTCGGGAAGCCGGATACGTTGCCGATGAAGAGTTCTGGCACGGCGTTGTCGAAAGTCTTGGCACCAGCATCCGCATCGATTTTTTAGGCCAAGCGCTGGAACTTGAGCAGTCCGCCAAGAAATCAGAATCACGATCAGCCCGGCGCGCAATGGAGTCCGCAGCGCACACGCTGAGAGTTGTGGATGATGTAGCGCACATGCTGAGAGTTGTGGATGATGTAGCCAAGCGAGCCGAAGCCAGCAAAGCCCTGCAAGATTTGGCCGACGAATCGCAGCGGATGGGGCTGTACGACCAGCCCAGCGGAGAGCTTGGCAAGAGTGCGGAGCAGGAGAAGGTTTGCGAGTGGGTGAAGTCTGACGTCTCGGGCACATGGACAAGCACTTGCGGCAGGCTGCTGTGCTCAATGCAATACGGACACCTTTGCCAGTATTGCGGACGACCACTGCGCGCCATCGACGCAGCACTCTCCAAGAAAGCGGGGGAGTGATGCACCACATCGTCAAATCCGTTGATCCGCATTTTGAAGCAGTACGCGCTGGCGACAAAACTTTCGAGATTCGCCTGAACGACCGCAACTACTGCGAAGGCGACACCATTGAACAGCAGCAGTACCACGCACCGACCAACAGCTACAGCGGCGACATCGTCACCCATCGTATCGGCTATGTCACCGACTACGCGCAGCAGACAGGCTACGTCGTTTTCTCGCTGCTGCCGCTTTAAGGAACAATCATGACCAACAAAAACAGCATCATCGACGCGGTGGAGCAGCGAGCTCTAGCCTTGGGCGTTCAGAATCTGAGACCCGACCTGGCTAAATGGCGCCAAGCTCTGACCGAAGTGCTGGCGGAGGCCAGGCCGGTTGCTTGGGCTCGCTTCAGTATTGGCGATCCTATGCGCCAGCCTGAGCTTCTGCCAGAAGGCGCCATTGAAGACATCCGCAAGGCAAGCGGCGCGTGGCAGCCGCTATTCACCGCACCTCTGGCTGCGGCCAAGCCGGTTGAAGAGAAAGTCTATTTCAAACGCTCACCCAATGCGGTCGAAGACTGGGTTTATGTCCCGCCGGGAACCGCCAAGCAGCATGTGCGCGAGGAACTCATAACGCGAACTGTGTTGCTATTCGCCGCACCTCCCGCCGATGAGCGAGACGCGAGGATTGCGGAGGCTGAAGAGTCCGCTGCACGCTGGGGTAAGTTCGCAGCCGAGTGTTGTAGAGAGCGCGACGAACTCCGCACCCAGCTCGCCGCCGCACAGGCAGACGCTTACGAGGTGTGCGCAAAGATATGCGAAGCGTCGAATGATAATGGCGATGATTCTGGAATTGAACGTGATGTGTTCATTTGGAACAAGGCTGCCGCCTATTGCTCCAGAGCCATCCGTGCAGCCATCACCACCGACCAGAGCGCTGCGGGGAGTGTTAAATGAAAGTTCTCAATGAGATGTACGACCAAATGTTTGAGATTGTATGGTATGCCATCGCCGACCCGCTTAAGTCCAAAGTCGATGCGTGTGATATAAGTACAAAGATGGAGATTCAAGGTGTTACTGATGGGTCGGTCTACAGCAATATCTGGGATATTAACAATGCAGCGAATTACGCGCAGTACTCATAACACTACTCCTTGGTTTCTGATACGTGACAAAGTTCTCTTCAAAAGTGCTTTGTGTGTCACCAGTGCGCTCGACTATAGTGGTAATTACAACCTTTACAGCATCCTGCGTGAGCGTATGTTTGCACAAATAGAAGGGGCAGACGCGCCCTACTGGTACGTCACCAATCTCCACACCGATTACTTTTAGCACAAGAGGCATAACATGGAAGTTATTGTTGACAACACGGCGACTGCTGCATCCGAGCAGTTCATGATCGATGACCTGGCCCGGAGTGGGCTGACGCCTGAGGACTGGCCCATACTCCCAGTTGCTAAGCCACGTGATTTCGAAGGCTTCCCCAACTACGACCTTATCCTTAGCCCCACGTACGTCATCAACCGCCGTGACAGTCAACGTGACAAGTACCATGCCCCTGTTGGTATGCAGCCGCCTGTCATCGCATGGGGTGACTTCGGCAGCAGTAAAATCTCGGCGACCGTAGAAGGGGCGAAGAAGGCACGCGCTTTCCATCTCGCTACTGGCATTCCTACGCTCGTGCTCCAAGGCTGCTGGGGGTTCGTCGAACCTGGTACTGGTACAACCGAGAACGGCATCTGCGACGGTGGCATCCAGCTCCACAGTGACATCTTGTGTCAGATCCAACCCGACAGCGTGCACCTTGTCCTTATGGACGGCGACTGGCGCGACAACTACAATGTCCGCTCAGCCCTTGGCAACTACCGCGCCTTACTAGAGGAGCATGCGCTCAAGCCACTTTGTCTTGATCTTGAGTGCGATGTTAATGGACGTCGTTTAGGGGCAGACGATTGGTTGCTCCGCACCTACGGTACTATTCGTGAGGCTTGGCCTGACATTGAGGCTGTCCGTCGTGCTATCTTCAAGATCAAGCAAATCGACACCGTTGAAATCCCAGCATCGCGATCTTTCGTCGCGTCCACTGCCAACCGCTACACCATCGAAAACGCTGCCCTTACCGACGCGGGCGACGCTAATTTACTTTTAAGGAACGTAGGCTATGACAATATCAGATATCTCGTCGATCAAGGCGTCTTCGCACAATGGATCGATGGCTGGTGGCAGCGCCTTGAGGGCACGCCGCTTGACCTCATCTCAGGCGAAGTGGCACGTGCGCACGCCGTTAGAGCGGCTGCTATACTTAGTGCATTACCGAAGGACAAGTCAGATGACACAGCTACGCAAAAGGCACAACGTACTATGGCTGCTGCAATCTCAGCACGAGAGCATCACCTGGGCGGGGCAGGTGCAAGAAAGGCAGTCCTCGAATGTCTGATGAACAAGGCCGAAATACGCTGTGACTCCAATGACTTCGACATGGACCCTTATTTACTTGGTACTCTTGATGGTGTCGTTGATCTACGCACTGGCCAGTTGCGTCCTGCCATGCAGGCGGACAAGCTACTTCGCCGTTGCCCCATCCACTACCGTTACCCACTCCAGTCAACCAAAGAAGGGCAGACACATGACTTCGCATCATTCATTGCCGAAATCTGCGGCGCTGGCCGAGACAAAGATGGTAAGGTTATACCCGACCTTGCCGCAGTCGACTATCTACAACGCCGCTTCGGTCTTATGCTCCTCGGTAAGAACGAGAACCAAGTCTTCACAGTACTCCCAGGCAAGGGCGCAAATGGAAAGTCGGTTCTTTTCGACCTCATCGCCTCTGCGCTTGGTTCTACTAGTAATGGCGGCTATTTTAACCGTTCCAGCATAGCGTCCATCCTTAGTAGTTTCCGTCCCACCGACGCCAACGCAGCAACACCCTACCTGATGACCTTCAAAGGGGCGAGGATCACGGCCTTGTCCGAAGCCAACGAGCAGTCCATGTTCGACCCCTCAGCAGTCAAAATACTGACAGGGGAGACTGAGGTCGCGGGTCGGGCCAACTACGGTTCTGCAACAGTCATCCGTATCACGACCAATATGTGCTTGATGACCAATGTCATACCGCGTATCTCACATCTTGATGCTGCGCTCCTATCACGCCTCGACATTCTCCCCTTCGAGGTCAGATGGCGCAGGCAAAACGACGATGACCCTGAAGTCAAAGACTTCCCTGCTGCTGACCCATGGTGGGCCGGAGAAGCTTCCCATGACAAAACCATACTCCGCGATCTTTTGCATTGGCTTGTAGAGGGCTGTCTTCTTGAGCTAAAACAACCATTGCAGGACAAACCACCTCGTTTTCGTGTTGCCAAGCAGGAATATACTGTCGACAATGACCCATTTTCAGCCTGGCTCACCGAAGCAGGATGGGTGCTCGAAGAAGGGGCGGGACCTACTCTTGCAGGAGAACTATATGCTTCGTACAAAAGCTACATCGAAGGCGCTGGTGGGAAACCCGTTGCACAGCAAAGCTTCTCTAAACGTTTCTATAATCAGTTCAGTAAGCAGGTAAAGGCCACTGTTTTAGGGGGCGGGCGTAACGCAATGCTGGGTATTAAACGGGCGAAGGCCTCTTACTGACAGGGCGTGTGTGTTGTGTGCGTGTTTCGGACATTATTCGAAAAAGATGATGACGAATGAATATTATGACGAACGATTATATAATGTTCGGCACTACGCGCATACACGCATGCCAGACATACGTTCTACTTTGGCCGACGTATTTGGTATTTAGATCGATGAAAAGATGCGAATTCGATGTATTTAGTACTTATTACTATGTACTTTGTTCTGCCTGACAGAGTAGTGTGTGCGTGTGTGTGTCGTGTGTGCGTTTCCGACTCTTTTATATAAAGCACTTTTTAAAAATGACCTTTTGAAATACATATACGTACACAACATACATACACACACACTCTAACCGAAAACCGATGGGCGAATCGGTCCCTTTTGGCCCACTTTATCAAGGAAAATGAATCATGATCTGGACAATGGAAGACTTTTTAGCTGGTAAATGTAAGGCAAAAGACATAGGCAACGAGCAAAATACTGGTACTATAGTATCCTCGAAGGACCTAGTCAATGAATATCTGGCAGTTTATGCTGCTATTGGCGGCCGAAGTGCTATGGAAAGGGTCGCAAAAGACAATCCACAGAGGTTTTATTCGGAGCTTTTGAAGCTTTTGATCGCTATGGAGGCACCAAAAGCGACGATGGCGGTGCAGGTAAACGTAGAGCGTGCTATGTTGGGCGATGTACGAGGTATGAAGAGCGAAGATATACGTGCGTTATTGTTGTCGCGGAGGCCTCCGGACGACGTCGTTGACGTATGAAAACGCGCACGGAGGACGTTAAACGGGTCCGTGTCGCGTTTTACGTGGTCCGGTGTATATATTATAACGGACGACGTCCGGATGCGACTGCGGACGTTTAAGCGCCTAGATTAACGTATAAATAGGGACGACCACGGTGCGCGAATTAAAAGTTCGCGGAGGTGCGCACACGACCGTTCGTCGTGGCCACTACTAATTTGCATTGTATTTTGTTCGGGGTGGGCCAGTGGTCTGCCCTTTTTATGGTCTATACCCATGGACGAAGGTTTTCGGAAAAAAGCGGAAAAAAGTTGCGCAGCACATGGGGCGCGGGTGAAGGACCTTGAACGGGCGCTAACGCGCCACAAGACCTAGGTCAGGGTGGATCAAGACCAGATCGAGGCGCTTCGCGCGAAGTGTAAAGACCACCAACAATGTGACCATAGGTCACTCTACGTATGTCGCGGTAAGACAAATGGACCAGTGGTTCAAAAGGTTCACATACCGCGCTAACGACCACCTGAATCATCGTCCCTCTTAACCTGCCTACATCTCGTGGACTAATCGCTAAGATCAACCTTAAGACCATAGCCATCAGGACGAAGAAGGGGTGAAGGCCCGAAGGCCTTTGTCCTTAGAATACCGGTTGAGCATGATGCAATATGAACTTTACAACGCATGACGGGCAAGTCATAACCTCAGTATCATCAATAACATTGGAGCACGTATCACCAATGTTAAGCTCAACACCAGCATATTCGATATTATGGCCACAATGCGGGCAGTCACAAACTGTTACTAATACGGTATAACCTGTTACTTGTTGCATCATTAGTCCTTTCGATGATGGTCCTGCGACCATTTGATTATGTCCTGTATGCACTCGTCATTCGTCATGAAAAACGAGCGCCATTTGCCGATACACGATATTAGTACAGCTCCAAGCAACACGCCGAAGCATGCTGCAAAGAACTGTAACCAAAAATATATCGCGTGTATCACAGCACGAAGTCTTCATCCTTAACTTCAATCTTCAGCACAGTCCGTGAAGCATTCGCTGCAATCAGTCCCTTTTTCACCAAGTCATTGCGATACCACGCAATACAAGCAGCAGTAGTCTTTGCTTCTGGAAACAACTTAAGCACACGTTCTAACACCTGTTTATTAGTAGCAGTTGTGTTACCAATAATCAGTTTGCGTGCGACTGCACCAATGCCCATTGCAGTCTCAGCCACCTGTTCGACGACCTGTTCAACAACCACGTCAGAAGTAGCGGCAGCGGCGACTTGTTCGGACAACGAGAAATCACGATTCTTAGACATTTGTATTACTCCAGTTGTTTCTGAACCAGCGTTATTGCTAATCCATGAATACATTATGTACCATCCTTTTAGCTTCGTCAAACTCTTTTAGCTATCTTGTTGCAACCTGTTGCAGTCTAATTTTCGCGACGCTCGCGTTGCTCGCAGTTCAGGGTGCTACGCACCTGTACAAGACCATGGAACCTGGGTGGATCAGTGCTAATGCACCACAGGACCTCAGTTAGGGGAATGTAATAGACCAGGCCGCTGGCCTATGTAGGAACCAGGCATAAGAACAGCGACTCGACCCAGGTACCAGGGCCTATGATCCTGGCCTCGTGTTACTCGGCCTAACAACCTGGTCATGTACCATGACCTAAGACCTTAACAACACTACAGACATACGCTATGTACTATGTACTGCGGACATGGCACATACATCGAGTACATACATTTCTTTTCATTTGATCTATGTTCTACTCTTACACCTGCTCAGCCACGTACGCTTAGGACCAAATCCTACGGCCACAATGCGTGGTCCAGATTTAGGTCCCACCCCCCGGGCAGAGGAAGTAGGGGGGAGAAGCGGGGCGGAGAGACGTCCACAGATCCATGAATTTTTTAAACTATACCTAGTACTATGACCAAAGCACGTAGACCATAGTCCCAAGTACATCCGCAAGTCATTGTTTTCATAAATTATTTCCCTAAACATTGTCTGCGCGCTACAATACATCATGCCTCTGCCCCTCTCAAGCCTCGAAGAAGAACTTTTGCAGGAGCTGTCCCGCCGAGAGGCTGCGACAGGGTCCTTGGCGGGCTTTTCTGAGCACGTATTGGGCCAAGTGCCTGCCCTTCATCACCGATATATCTGTCAAGCCATTGATGAGCTGCTGGACGACCAGTACGACGAGCTCATCATCCTCGCCCCACCTGGGTCTGCGAAGAGCTCCTACACCTCGATCGCTCTCCCCGCCTACTTTATGGGGAAGAACCCGACCAAAATGGTTCTGACGGCGTCCTACTCCACGGAGTTGGCGGAGAAGTGGGGCAGAAGGGTGCGCAACACAGTAGACTCGAGTGAGTTCGAGTTGCTGTTCAACTTGAGACTGTCACAGGACAGCACGTCGGCTGGTCGTTGGGCTAATGCGGCAGGTGGGGAGTTGTACGCGGCAGGTGTCGGCTCAGGCATACTTGGGTTCAGAGCTGACCTCGCCATCATCGACGACCCAGTGAGTGGCTTCGAGGAGGCGCAGAGTCAGACGCGCCTGGCTAAGATGCATGACTGGTATGAGACTGACTTTACGACGCGGCTTAAGCCAGGTGCTAAGACCGTCCTCATATGTCAGAGGCTGGCCCGCAATGACATGGCGGGGTACCTCATCGACAGGAACATCCTCGCCCCTACTAAGCGCCAGCGTGTCATTAAGTTGCAGATGGAGGCAGGCGAGGGCGATGTCCTCGGTCGAGCACCAGGAGAGAGGTTGTGGCCAGAGTGGTTCACAGAGTCCATGGTCATCGACGCCAAGCGAGACGACTACAAGTGGCGCACGCTGTATCAGCAGGAGCCGCCGGCAGATGATGGAGCATGGGTGGGTAGTGCCGACATTCAGTTCCGGCCCTCTCCGCCCCGTACCGCCGACCAAGTGGTGTACGGCATGACTGACTTGGCGCTGAGCGTCAACACTGGTGACTACACAGTCCACTTCGCCGTCGCCGTGGACGCCCAAGGGGACTGGGACATCGTGGACGCGCGGAGGAAGAGGGTTGACGTCAACGAGTCGGCGACGGACATCGTCGACATGTGTGAGACATGGCACCCGACGGAGTGGCTCATAGACGACGACAACGCGAGCAAGACCTTCGCCCCTCTAGTGGCCACAGCCGCGAGAGAGCGGGGGGTGCCAGTGCCATGGTGCATGCTGAGGATGCGGGGTCAGAACAAAGAGACACGCGCTGCCCCGTTGCGTGGCATGTACAAGCGGCACAAGGTCTACATGCCAGCGGACGCGCCATGGGCGTCGTGGCTGACGACGGAGCTGCTGACGTTCCCGAACGCGATCGGTATGGGTGTTGACGACGGCATCGACAGTCTGGGTCTTATGGGTCGCAGATTGCTCGCTATCGCTAGGCCGGTCGGGAATGTCGTCCCTCTCAGACGACCTACTATCAACGAGATGACATTGGACGACCTATGGGAAGACAGGGTCGCCACCACCAGCAAAAGATTATAAGAGGAGTAGGGCATGGCACAAGATACGCCAGGACGGTTGGAGTCCATAATTAAGACTGAGGACACACCGGAGCTTGACTATGGGCGCTGGCGTGATGAGGTCATCATGTCGGAGAAGGAGCTAGAGGGCTTCCGCCGCCGAGGTCGCGAGACGTCACGCCGCTACAAGGACGAGCGCGACGCCGCTGACGCCGCCGTGCGCAAGTTCAATATCTTCAGTACCAACGTGTCCATATTGGAGTCGGTGCTGTACGCGAAGCTGCCGAAGGTGTCGGTCTCGCGGCGGTTCGAGCAACCAGACGACGACCCGGCCCGTGTGGCCAGCACTATCATGCAGAACGCCGTCACACAAGGCTTCGATGACGAGGACAATAACCTCGATCAGGTCTTGCGCTATGCTGTGCAGGATAGATTGGTGCCCGGGCTCGGTACGGCGTGGTTGCGTCTTGAGACCGAGACCGAGACAGCGACCATGGAGGAGATGGAGGGCGACCCTCTACTGGTCGATGACGAGCCCGTCACCTACGACAAAATAAAGTACCAAGAGGTCGTCACAGAGCATGTGAACTGGGAGGACTTTCTGTATAGCCCCTGCAGGGTCTGGGAGGAGCGTCGTTGGGTGGGTCGTCGTGTCTACATGGACAGAGACTCTCTGGTAGAACGCTTCGGAGAGGACCCAGGCAGGAAGATACCGCTCGACTATAGCACGAAGAACCAGACAAGCGTTGGGACCAGCAATGATCCGAAGAACGACATCCTTAAGAAGGCGACGATCTATGAGATATGGGATCGTCAGACCAAACGGGTCATCTGGCTGAGTAAGCAATGGCCTAGTATACTGGACACGCAAGAGGATCCGCTGCAGCTCAAAGAGTTCGAGCCTTGCCCTAAGCCTCTGTTCGCCTTGATGACGACCAGTAACTGCGTCCCCGTCAATGACTTTATCATGGCGCAGGACCAGTACAATGAGCTGGACACGGTCAATAACCGCATCTCGCTCCTGGTTGAGGCGTGCAAGGTCGTGGGCGTCTATGACAGCTCAGCGACAGGTCTCAAGCGCATGCTCGACAGTGGGTCTGAGAACACGCTCATACCAGTTGACAGTTGGGCGATGTTCGCAGAGAAAGGTGGCATCAAGGGCGCTGTCGATTGGCTGCCCTTGGACGTCGTCATCGCCGCCCTCGAGAAGCTGCAGAATGCTCGGGAGTCGATCAAGGCACAGATATACGAGCTGAACGGGATCAGCGACATCGTACGAGGTGCCACGAAGGCATCAGAGACACTGGGCGCGCAGAGTCTTAAGGCACAGTACGCCAATGTACGCATCCAGAAGCTGCAGGATGAGGTGGCCCGCTTTGCGCAGGAGATACTGCAGATCAAGGCGCAGATCCTAGCGAAGCATGTCTCGGCAGAGCAGTTGCTGCGCATGGCAAACATGCAGTTCTCGCCTGACGCGCAGCAACCAAAGCTCATGCTCTGCTGGCGGGTCAAGGTCGAAGCTGACAGCATGGGCATGGTGGACGCCGAGGCGCTCAAGAAAGACCGCGTCGAGTTCACTAATGCTGTGGCGACGTTCTTGCAGTCTGCTGCCACGACGCTCAAGGCCATGCCGGACACTGCCCCTATCCTGTTCGAGACCCTTAAGTATGCAGTGAGTGGGTTCCGTGGTGCTAAGGACCTCGAGGGTGTCATTGACAGGAACTTGACTGTTATCATGGAGAAGATCAAGAATCCTCCGCCCCCTCCACCGGACCCAGCAGTTGAGAAGGCGAAGATGGAGATGCAGCAGTCGCAGCAAGAGTTCCAGCAGACTATGCAAACCAAACAGGGTGAGTTCCAGCAGAAGCAAGCTGAGTTCCAGATGAAGCAAGAAGCAGAGCAACAGAAGCTGCAACTGGAGCGTGAGCAATTCCAGCAAGAGATGCAGATGGCATGGGCTAAGTTCCATCAAGAACTGACAGCCATGCAAGAGAAGGCAGCGACAGAGTTGCAGTTGCTGCGTGAGAAGACCATTGAAGAGTTGTCGATCTTGCAGCAGAAGACAGATGCGCAGGTCGAGCAGATAGAAGTTGTTGGCGCTGCGAAGGCCGCGGCTGCCCCATCAAAAGGAGAATGACATGAAACGTTACGTTGGAACTAAGTACCTTAGTGCAAAGCCGATGACTCGTGGTACATACAATGCCTATCGTGGCTGGGCACTTCCAGAGAACGAGGACCCTGACGAGGACGGTTATCTTGTTGAGTACGAGGAGGGTGGTAAGAGTAACCATCCAGACCACAAAGGCTATATCAGCTGGTCTCCCGCCGATGTCTTCGAGCGGACGTATAAGGAGGTGTAGTATGCTACGTACCAGTTATGTCCAGATAAACGGAGTCCTATATGACAAGAGTCAACCACTTCCGGAAGGTGTTGAGGCAACAGGCGGATCACCGCGATCAGCGACTTTCCTACCAGACCTGCCCGACTTCAAGTCGCCTATTGACGGAACCATTGTACGCGGCCGTGCAGGTCTACGTGAGCATTGCAGCAAACATAATGTGGTACCAACAGCAGACTTAGCAGGACTACCACCTAAGCGATCGGTCGAGGAATACAAGCCCGACCGTGCTGCAATACGCCAAGAGCTGGCGCGTCAAATCTATAAATAAGGAGAAATTACCATGGCTGAAGACCTACGCGCTGCCCTCGAGAGCGCCATTGAGGAAGAATCTAATGAAACGGCTCCAGATAGCGCTACCACCGATACGCCTAGCCCCGATGCAGGCGATGGGGTCACAGATAATTCTGGTGAGTCTAATGAGGAACACCCGGCAGGAAGCGAACCAGCAGAAGAGGCTCCTCAGCCAGATAGCAAGACCAACATCGAGCAGGTAGCAAAAGCCAAACCTGAAGAGCATCAAGATGATCCTCTTGCCAAGGCGCCACAGTCATGGAAGGAGGGTGCCAAAACCCTTTGGAAGGACCTGCCCCTTTCTGTCCGTCTGCAAGTGAACCAACGTGAACGCGATACATCGCGGATTATTAAGGAGAGTAGCCTCAATAACCGCAAGGTTACTGAGATTACGCAGGTGTTAGCACCCCACACTGAGTTCATCCGCCAAAACTATGGCGGTAACCCAATGACGGCTATCCAGAGTTTGTTTCAGGCAGAACAGGCATTGACACGTGCAGCACCACAGGATCGTGCTAAGTTCGTAGCTGACATGATAACGACGTATGGCGTCGACATCGGCATGCTCGACGAGATTCTAGCAGGGCAGACTCAGCAGCCAAGTCGGCAGCAGAATAGCAATATCGAGCAACTGCTCGACCAGCGCCTTCGCCCCATTATGACGTTCGTGGAACGCCAGGAGCAGGCAGCACGGCAGCAGGCAGAACGTGCTGAGCAGGAGATGAACACCACGATTGACTCGATGCAGGCAGATGACGAGACCTATCCGCACTTTGAGACAGTGCGTAGTGACATGGCATTGATTATTGAAGACGGTGCGCGAAAAGGTGTGTACATTGATCTTCCAGCGGCCTATAATAAAGCCGTACGCATGAACGATTTGGCACCTGCCGCGAGCAGTGCCACGGACGCAGCACTACGTGCACACCAAGAGGCCCAGAAGGCTAAGGGTGCGAGTAGGAGCGTCAGTGGGGCACCTGGTGGCATTAATGGCGCGAGCCGTGTCAATCCTAATGACCTACGCGGAACCATCGATGCTCTTATGAGCGGAGGGGGCAGCAGATTATGAGAAGTCCTGACATGATGCTGCGCGTCATCTTCGGTCCTGGAGTGCGCTTATGGGATGATCGACCAGTCCCTTTGCCGTTTCGAATTCCACCTCCTGTAGTGTTTGGCACTTTGTCTGCAGTGCCCGACGGAGCCCTAGAGCCCACCGTCAGTGAATCAGACAACGATCCACCCACAATCTAACTAGGAGGCCATCATGGCATTCGCAAATCCAAACATCAGCGACATCATTGCCACAACGATCCAAAATCGTTCTGGTGTGATCGCTGATAACGTGACCAAGAACAACGCGCTTCTGTCGTACCTCAAGCGCCGCGGCAACCAGAAGACCTTCTCTGGTGGCAATACCATCATGCAAGAACTGTCGTTCGCTGAGAACGCCAATGCATCATGGTACAGTGGCTACGAGACTCTGCCAGTCGCTGCGCAGGACGTCATCAGCTCGTCTGAGTACCAGATCAAACAGTGTGCCGTCCCCGTGACCATCAGTGGTCTGGAGCAACTCCAGAACGCAGGTAAGGAACAGATCATTGACTTGCTGGAAAGCCGCATCGCTGTGGCTGAATCCACCATGGCAAACCTCGTTGCTGCCGGCATCTACAGCACTGGTACGGGCTTCGGTGGTAAGGAAATCACTGGTCTGGCTGCTCAAGTGGCAACCGATCCAACGACGGGTGTGGTCGGTGGTATCGACCGTGCTACCTGGACCTTCTGGCGCAACAAGGTGTTCGATGCCTCCACCAATGGTGGTGCAGCAACGACGCCTGCCAACATCCAGCTGTACTTCAACACCTTGTGGGCTAACCTGGTTCGTGGCCAAGATCGCCCCGACCTGATTGTCGTGGACAATGCCTATTGGGGCATGTACATGGCTAGTCTGCAGGCCATCCAGCGCTTCACCTCGAGCACCGACGCGACCCTCGGCTTCGTTTCTGTCAAGTACATGGACGCAGACGTGGTCCTGGATGGCGGCATTGGTGGCTTCATGGCATCGAAAGAAGCCTACTTCCTCAACACGAAGTACATCCACTACCGTCCGCACAGCGCCCGCAACATGGTGCCTCTGTCGCCTAAGTCTCGCTACAGCGTCAACCAAGACGCTGAAGTGCAGATCTTGGCTTGGGCTGGTAACCTGACCATGAGCGGTGCCCAGTTCCAGGGCAAGATGGTCGAGTAAGAGCACGGCGCACCTCTTAGGCTACGGCTAATAGGACTAGTCCATACGGTCTATCGACTACTGAGGTGCGCCTCCCCACTTTTGAGGAGGTTATCATGGCTGGTATTGCAGGTGCACTAATTGGACTCGCTAGCGGCGCACAGCCGGTAGTTGCCCCGGCGAAGGCTGTGGCTGACGGTACGACCTCAGCGCGAGGTTGTACGACTAACTTCATTGGCTACGGCTTTGGTCTGACCAGCGCCGAGCCGCTGCCGCAGGACTTCATCGCTGCTGATGATACAGTCACGCGCAGCACGACTGCCCCTACTCCAGGTATCCCTACGTACACGGCAATTGCGGGCAACACTACGCATCAGACTCTGTCGTGGGCAGTTGTGCTGGAGGACCCAGAAGTGCTGGAAGAAGAAGTAGTAGAAGACGAGCCAGTGTAATGATCGCTGGACGCGTCGACGCAGCGGGACGGCTGTACACCACGTCAGCCCTTCCCACTGCAACCTCCTCAGCCCAGGGTGGCATCATGCGTGATGCCCTCGGGGCAGTCCACGTCCTTCCCATTGCAGCACCGGCCAGATTTAATGGTGGCTTCGGCACGTCTAATCTAGGGCAGTTGTGTTATGCACCTGGTGCTGTGATTCATGCATGGCAGGGTGGTTTGCCCTTCGCTGCAGATGGCAGGCTCGTCACAGTAGCAATGAACGCAGTGCCTGTTGGCGATGAGCCTTATGTAGGTGGTATTCGCGTCAGCAATCTATTTGGCGTGTTCATGACAGATGCGGTACCATCGACTACAGATGGTTGGTCGTCAGGGTTCGACTTGGGCTTCGGATAATGGCGCGCAAATCCATCGTTGAGCTGATTGCCGAAGCCAATGCCAACTTCCCAGACAATACTACGGGGCTCATCACCCCGGCGAAGCTGCGTACTTGGGCTGTGGACGTGCTTAACGCCATTTCCCCAGCTTATGGGTACTTGCAGCTGGTCGGCCCTGCCTCTCAGACGTTCAACCTTGCCTCGTCCCTGTTTGTGTTCGCCACGGCTACGGACAGCGATCCGTCTCAGACAACCTCAGCGGTGCCCGCCAGTACAGTGACCCGTGCTGAGGCTGGCGTAGCCACGATTGTGTTCACGACCAATGTGGCATGTGCACTGAATAGATTCGTCACCTTCACCCTGTTCAAGAACGGTGTCGCGACACCATGGAGCGTTACAGCTACAGGTGGTGGTGCAGCGAACCCGGTGGCTGTGTCAATGACAGCCGTGGACCCAGCGCCTGCCCCTGGAGCAGTCTATAGCATTCGTGCAGTAGCAGAGATTAATGGTGTAGCATGTACGCTGACCAACGGCTTCTTTGTGGTTCAACTCGAGGCAGTTAGAACATTCACATGAGATACTTGCTCATCCTTGTGTTTTTGGCAGGATGCGCAATGGACACAACTATCAAGATCAAGTGCACCGGAGAGTGTAATGTCACGATCACTAGGCATGGTACGATTTATACAGAGCAGTAGTTGCAGCATTGAAGGGTGCAATGGCATAGTCAAAGCTCGTAAGCTATGCCAAGCACACTACAAGCGCCTACTGAAATATGGCGATCCATTGGCACGCGTACAAGCTACACGCGATCTAACATTTGCGCAGCGTTTGGAAGATTATATAGTAGACCAGAATGGCTGTCATTTGTATCGTGGGCGTAAAACATATGGATTTGTGGCGTGTAGCGGTAAACCAATTTTAGCGCATAGAGCTGTTTGGGAATATGCACATGGGCCTCTAGCACCAGATGTAGTTGTTAGACATAAATGTGATGTACCTGGTTGTATTAATATCTTGCATTTAGAAACTGGAACGCAGCAAGATAATTTGGATGATATGCGCATACGTGGGCGGGCAGTATATACTCATGGTGAAAAGTCAGGTACTGCACGAGTAACAGAGCAACAAGTATTGGTAATTCGGCAGGATACGCGTTCAATGCGTGTTATTGCCAAAGAATATTGCGTATCACCTACTTGTATACGTAATATAAAACGCGGGTTAACTTGGGCGTATCTAAATGCCTAGGTATCCGTCGATTAATACTAAAAGGAGAATTGAAATGGCTGATGCTCTCGCGGCATATGATGAAGAAGCGGTGATGGAAGACAGCGCTCGCTTTGCAGGTGACAAACGCTTGTTGGTGCGCTTTTACAAGCGCCCGGTACACAATCAATTCAAGTCGAATGAAGAGGGCCGGCCCATTTTTGATGAACGGATCTATGTCCGTATCATTGTGCCTGGTGACAAGCACAATATCCTCGATACACCAGCCACTCGTGAGCATACGCACATCCGCTTTGCCGACCAATACGCCAAGTTCATGCGTAATGAGGAGCAAGTCGTCAGTGGTACACCCCTCAAGGTCTGGCCACCGTTGTCTATCACGCAAGTGGCAGAGCTAAATGCCCTCAACATTACCACTGTTGAGCAACTTGCTGACCTGCCTGACAACCTGGCCCAGCAGTTCATGGGCTTCAATGGTCTGCGTCAGAAGGCGAAGTTGTTCCTTGATGCAGCGAAGGATGGTGCTGCGTCGAGCAAACTGCTAGCTGAATTGGCTGAACGTGACAACAAGATTGGTGTCATGGAAGCTAATATGGCAGCACTGACGGAGCAGTTGAACAAGCTGGTAGCAGCACAGGCAGCTGAGAAGACAGCCAAAGCAATACCAGCCGCGAAGTAAGGAGCAATCATGCAAGGTACTGCCCTCGAAATTGCAAAGCAGGCAGCTGCAGAGTTAGGCCTACTTCAACCTGCGTCGCTTGTTGCGAATCCTGTTGAGGAGTCTCAGCAGCTTTATGCTTTGCTCAATTCCGTGGGCAATACCTTGGTGATGTACTATGACTGGGAATGGCTGATTAAGACGCAGACCATTATCAGTGTGGCCGGGCAAGGTGCCTATGCACCGCCGGCTGACTATGCGCGGATGATTAACCAGACATTCTGGGACAAGGGCCAACGTCGCCCAGCAGTTGGCCCTCTTTCACCGCAAAAATGGCAGCGCCTCATGAATGCCGTGGCCATGACGGGCCCATTCACGCAGTACCGCATCGCAGCAGGTAAGGTTGAGTTTGTACCAGTGCCAACTCAGGCAGGGCTGGAACTGAACTACCAGTATATCAGTGATGGTTGGGTGCAGTCGTACCTCGACCCTGATATGCAGACAAACATGGTTAAGCAGGACAATGACATCGTGAGCTTTGACTTCTGGCTCTGTGTCAAGTTCTTGAAGATGAAGCTGTGGCAGTCTAAAGGTCTTGACTCCACAGCATTGGCGAACGAATTCGCTTCGGCACTGGACTCGCATATGGGCCAAGACGCAGGTGCACCGGTTTTGAGTCTCGCGAACCGCCCACGTGTACCATATCTTGACGTTTACAATGTACCAGATGGTAACTGGGTTGTCGGATCATGAGCCTCGCTGCCCCTGCTACGCGCCAAGTCTCGAGCTCGACCTCTATCACAGCACCTGTGGGAGGTCTGAATGCGCTTAGCCCTATTCCGGCAATGGCTGAGACTGATGCCATTGTCATCCGTAACTTCTTTCCAGAAGCTTTCGGTGTTAGGGTTCGCAAGGGCACGCATTACCAGGCGATAGGCCTTAATGGCGACGTTAATAGTATCCTGTACTATGTGCCACAGGTAGGCACTACACGCATCTATGCTGTAGACCAATCGCAGATTATGGACGTCACTGTGCCAGGTGACTACAGCGCTGGTGCACCGCTTTGTGCTAGTACGTACTCATGGTGGCTGCATGTTAACTTCGCGAATGCCGCGGGGACCCACATGCTGGCCCTCAATGGGGTAGACGAGCCTGTCTTGGTCTCTCCAGATGGCCTGCACCGCCTTACTTTTGGTGACGGCACAGTACCGTACACCGTCGCAGGTATCAACCCACAATTGCTCTTGGCACCATGTGTGGCGCATCGTCGCATTTGGATGGTTGAGAAAGACTCCACAAAGGCTTGGTATTTACCTCCTGAGGCTGTCTACGGTGTTGCTAAATTCTTCGATTTCGGCGCCAACTTCTCCCGCGGTGGGCACCTCCAAGCTGTTGTTGTCTACTCGCAAGACAGCGGGCTTGGACCTGACGACTACCTTGCCGCCATTAGTAGTAATGGTGAGGTCTCCATGTATGCCGGAATTGATCCTGAGGACCCTGACACTTGGCACCAAATTGGCGTGTATTACGTCGGCCCTACTTTCACTCGCCGTTGTTACACTCAGTATGCTGGTGATATTGCTATCTTGACACAGTACGGCCTGGTGCCATTGAGCTCTGTTGCCAAGCCGACCAACGTCAGTGTGCTTGACAATGCACTATCACGCAAGATTCAGTCGCTACTGAGTAGCGTAATGACTGAGGGTGGGTACCGTAATGGTTGGGCAATTCAGATGTACCCTGATGCCAACATGCTGCTCATTAACATACCAGGCATCAATGCGGCATCGACAACGCAGCTAGTATTGAATACAGTCACAATGGCGTGGACTGTATTCGTCGATATACCTGCGAATTGCTGGTCAACTGTGCTTGGTGCGCTTCTTTTTGGCACGAATGGCAAAGTCCTACGTGCTTGGGAAGGGACGCAGGATAATGTTGACCTAGACAATGCTAATGGTAAACCCATTAGAGCTGATTGTCAGCAAGCATTTAGCTACTTTGGTACACCGGGCCAGAGCAAGCATTTCAAAATGCTCCGGCCCACTTTCATCCAGAGTGGCAAGTTTGTGTACCGTGCTGGTGCCAATATGGCGTTCGACTTCACAACGATCCCACCTCCAGCATCAGCTGAGCTTGCTGCGTACGGTCTTTGGAATGTCGATCATTGGAACCAGGTTGTGTGGTCTGGTGGTGCGCAGTCAGGTAAACAGTGGGTATTCGTCCGCGGCATCTCCTATGCAGCCAGTGTGCGTATCTCTATTGAGACGACAGCAGAGATTATTTGGGCTGCCACTGACTGGGTGTACGAGAAGGGTGGGATTGCAGGATGAGCGATATTGCCTTGTTCGCTGGTATGGTACCTGAACTCACGTCACCATTGGCTAGTCGTGAGGGTATTCTATACATGGAAGAAGTCCTCACTGGTGTTACAGAGCCAGGCGAAAACACAGACCTCTTCCCTTTACAGCATCGTTTTGCTGATGGTGTCTACGCACGCGAGATTTTCCTGCCAAAGGGTAGTGTAGTTATTGGTAAGATTCACAAGTTCGGGCATCTGAATCTCATTACATGTGGGCATGTCTCGGTGTTGACCGAGTTTGGGGTGGATGAGTTCACTGCCCCCTATACCTTCGTTAGCAAGCCAGGGACGAAGCGCGTTGTCTATGCGCATGAAGATACAGTATGGACGACGTTCCATGGTACACAGCATACAGACGTAGATGCAGTCGAGGCAGACATTATCTGCAAGACTTTTGCTGACTACGACAGCTACAAACTAGAAGTCGAGCGCAAAGCGCAGATCGAAGGAGGCGGCATATGACATGGGTTGCGGTAGGTGTGGCAGGTGCCTCTTTGGTCGGCGGTGTCGTTCAAGGCCAGAATACTAAGAAGGGGCAGGCAAAGGCCCAGGCGGCGCAAGAAGAAGCTGCCCGTGTTTCGCGTGCTAATGCTTTGCAGGATGCTGACACCCAGTACGGTAAGAACTGGGATAGTCAGATGAAGGCCCAGGAGATTAACCAGGGCGCCTACGATAAGCAATTGCAGGCTAATCGCGCGAACCAGACGAGTGACTTCGGGTCTACTGCCTGGGCACAGGACCCAACGACTGGTGCTTGGACGCAGACCAACAGTGTTGATGCAGGTGTAAAGCCGGCGCTCGATAAGCTACGTGGCAACTACAGTGGTCAACTGGACGCTATGGAGACTGACTTCAATGTCAACAATGACGTCATGCAAGCCATGCGCGCTCAGTCTGCCCCGCAGATGGAGCAGCAGCGTAACAAGGAGAATGCGCGGCTTGCTGCCATGGGTCTCTCGACAGGCAGTGGCTCGGCTTGGGGTGCTTCGCAGGATGCTTTGAACCGTAGTGACAATGACATGGAGCAGAAGAACATCCTCGGTGGCTTCAATGCTTGGAACGCAACGCAAGCCAACAACCGTGCTAACCTTGGTGCATCGTCGGCCCTTGAAGGCTCATTCCAAAACAACGCACAGCAGCCTAGCTACAATGCAGCGAATGCGGCGACAGTCAATGCACCGACTTGGAGCATGGGTGGTGTCGATAATGGCGCAAGTGCATTCCAGAACCAGATTGACTACACCAATGCACAGAATGCAAATACAGGTAATGTAGCT